ATGTCGGTGACCTGCGGCGCCACCTGGCCGAGCTTGCGCGCCTGGTCGCGCTCGGCGCGCTGGGCGGCGGCGCTGGCGCGCAGGTCTTCGCGCTCCCGGTCGGCGCGGGCCCTGCGCTGGGCGCGGCGGTCTTCCTCCTCGGCCGCGCGGCGCTCGCGGCGGGCCTGCGCATCCAGTTCGCGCTGCGCGCGCGCCTGCGCGCGCTGCGCGGCCAGTGCCTCGGCATCGGCGGCGCGCTCTTCGGCGCGGCGCTTGCGGCGCTCTTCGCGCGTGGCGGTGGTGCGGGCCTGCTCGGCCTGCGTGGCCTGGCGCGCGGCGGCACCGGCGGCGTCGCTGCCGCTGCCCTGCTGCGTGGCCTCGGCTTCCTTGCGCAGCTGGCGCATGCCGGCCAGCGCCGGGGCCACGTCGGCCGCCAGGCGCAGGATGGCTTCGATGGTCTTGCCGGTGGCCATGCGGCGTCAGTCCTTCCCGTCGGCCGCGGCGCGCAGGCTGCGCAGCAGCTGCGTGGCGGCATCGCCGCCGGCGGCGGCGTGGTTGGCCACCACCAGGTCAGTGGCGCGGCGCTCGGCCTCGCGCTGGTGCGCCAGGCGCAGGTAGGTGCCGAACTGCGCCCAGGTGTAGCCCATGATGTCGCCGTGCCGGTGCCCGGCGGCGATCAGGCCGTCAAAGGCGCGGGCCCAGGCGTCGGCCCGCTGGCGGCCTGCAGCTGCCCCAGCACGCGACCGGCGGCCTGCAGCGCCCCGGTCGCGCGGGAGAAAAAATCGGCGTTCACCGCCACCACCACGGCGAAGAGGTAGGCGAAGCGGTCGGGCAGCAGCGCCTGCACCTCGTCGAGCTTCAGGCCGCAGGCAGTGGCCACCAGCTCGGCCAGCTTGTTGGGGTGCTTGGCCAGCAGCTCGAACAGCTCGGCGATGTGGTCGGCGCTCAGCTCGCCGTGCTGCAGCGCCTGCACCAGGCTGGGCGGCAGCGCCATCAGCGCGTCGACCGCGGGCGCGGCCACGCTGACCATGCGCGCAATCTGGCCCACGTTGGCCGGCCGCACGGTGATCTGCAGCGTGCCCAGGTCCAGCGGCACCTCGAGGGGCGCCGCGAACGCGGGCACGGTCAGGTCCAGAGCGCTCACGCCGGGCTCACTCGTGCGTGGCCGGCAGGCTGACGCGGAACACCTGGCCGCCCGCGGCGTTGGCCTGCTTGGTGGTGTCCTGCAGGGCCGAGCCGGAGATCTCCATGTCCTGGTAGCCCTCGTTGATGAACTGGAACACCTGCGCCGGGTCGAGCCGCACGCGGTAGGCGTCCAGCGCCACGCGCTGCAGGTTGTCGGCGTTGGTGCCGGCCATCGTCACCCACAGCTCCGCGCTGGTGATGGCCAGGCCGGCGATCACCGTCACCGCGCCCTGCTTGTGGGCGCTCTTGAACGGCTGCACGAAGGGGCCGCCGGTGGTCAGGTCCAGCAGCGTGATCTCGCCCGAGAACAGGTCCTGGCTGTAGTTCGTTCCCAGCGTCAGGGTCTTGGGGCTGCCGGTGCTGTCGGTGATGACCTGCGTGTTGATGTTGGTCTGCGGCACGCCCAGCACGTCGCCCACCACCGCGCCGGTGGGCCAGGTGTGGTTGATGGTGGTGCCTGCGTCGGCGGCCACCTCGTCCACGCGGCCGGCGAAGAACTGCGCCGCGTTGCGCTTGTTGAACTCGTCGCAGGCCAGGCTGATGGTGGCCTCGGTCGCGCTGGTCATGCGGCGCAGCGGGCTGCGCGCGGTGTCCATGCTGCTCTTCTTTTCCACGCTTTGCGGCGCGAAGCGGATCTCGAGCTTGGGGCAGTTGCCCAGGTGCGTGCCGATGCCGCGCTGGTTGCTCACGCGGGTGTGCAGCTGCACCTTGCCTACGCCGGAAAAGCCTTGCGTCATGGTCGTTCGCTCCTACAGGGAAAGGGTGATCTCGAAGCCCAGCGGGTACACCGCCTTGGTGGCCGCGAAGGTGGGGCGCAGCGGCGCATTGGCGCGGCGCATCGGTCGGGCACAGCCCTCGGGCGTCCAGCCCGCCAGGGCCTTGTGCACCTGGCTCAGCACGGGGCCGGCCGCGGTGTTGCGGGCGTCGGCTGCCTTGCCCGCGTTGTTCAAGCCCAGGCACACCAGCCAGCGCTGGTGCAGCAGCTGGCTGGCGCCGCCGCGGGCCTGGCCGCCAGCGGCCTCGTCGACGCGGTCGCCGGCCCACAGCACCAGCAGCGCGCGCGGGCGCTTGTCCTGTGCCAGCACCTGGTCGGGGGTCTCGCACACGTCCACCGGCACGTCGGCCACCTGGTCGAGCAGCCGTGCCTGCAGCAGCGGCGCCAGGAAGAGGTAGTCGGCAGCGAGGGCGGGCGTGCTCATCGTGCAGCTCGGCGTCAGGCCGCGGTCTCGCGGCCCATGACCTTGTCGCCCGCCGAGAACATCACCGAGCCGGCGCCCGTGGGCGCCGCGGCTTCGGCCGGCGGCATCAGCAGCACGCGGCCCTCGGCCACGGCCTGCAGGTACTGGCGCACGGCCTTGTAGTCCTCGCGCGTCACCTCGTCGGCGGCGCTGCCCAGCAGCCGGTACACGGCGATGGTGAGGCAGTGCACGCGCAGGGCGCCCGGCACGGTGGCCAGCGGCAGCGCGTAGCGGCCCGCCAGGTAGCCGTCGATCTCGGCCTCGGCGTCGTCCAGCGCCTTCTGCGCGACAGTGGTATCCACCAGGCCCAGCGGCGGGTCGGCCACGTCGGTGAGCTGCACCAGCCGGGCTTCGCCCAGGCGGTCCTGCAGGTCGGTGACGGTGGCGTAGGGCATGGGCGGGTGGCGGGTGAAGATGTGACGGGGCTCTGCCTACACCATCCCTGCTTATCCAGCCCCGTCAGAGGTTGGGCAGTTGATCCGCTCTCATCCTCGCGTCGCCCCGGAACGGAACCCGGCGACGGTCAACGGCCTCGGGGGGGTTGGTATCTCGGTTCAGCCGGCGTCCGGCACGTCGACATCCACGTCGACGATCTCGACCTCGAGCTGCTTGCACGCCTTCAGCTCCAGCAGCTGCGCTTCGCTGACGCTGTCGGCCGGCACTTCGCTGATGCCGGCCCAGAAGGCGCCGGCGCAGTGCACGCGGCGGTGCGGGTCGGTCGTCACGCGCAAGCGCTTTTCGCGGCGGGTGGTGGTCTTGGCGGTGGCCATGCGGGTGCTCCTCAGGCCTTGGCCGGCGCGATGTCCACCTCGGACACCACCAGCTGGCCGCCGTCGCCCTCGGTGCGGATGGCGTCCGCCTGCTCGGGCGTCAGCTCGGCCAGCGGCACCACGCGCGCCTCGCGCGTGAACTGCAGGCCGGCGCGCCAGAAGCTCTCGCGCCGGGCCGTCACCTCCAGGCCGCGGTCGGCGGGGCCGGCGGGCTTGGTCTTCGCTTTCGTTGCCATGTGGGCTCCTCGGTCGGGTTGCGTCAGCCGGGCTCAGCCGGTCAGGCGAGCCACGGGCACACCACCAGCTTGGCGGTGCCCACCATCACGTTGTCGGCGCCCGAGCTGGTGCGCGCAGCGGTCAGCACCTCGGCCGCGGCCTTCTCCAGGCTGGGCGGCACGAACAGGTGCGTGCCCTTGAAGCGCAGCACCTTGCCGCCGTCGCCCTTGATGCCGGCCAGCGCGGCGCGCGCCGCGGCATAGTTGGTGGCGTCCAGGCTCTGCTTGCTGGCGTAGGCCATCTGCGGCAGGCCATAGCCCACGTTCACGCGGGCGTCCACGCCGTAGCGGAACTCCTTCGCGCTGAAGACCTGCTCGTCGGTCGGCGAGTCCATCGACACGAAGCTGTACTCGCGCCGGCGCTGGAAGATGATCGGCTTGATCGGCCGGCTCAGGTCCATCAGGTACCAGGCCGTGCCGGCGCCGCCGCCGTAGTTGCTGTAGGTGCCCACGCTGCCGTCGGCCGCGCGCACCGGATGGTCGGTGTCGAAGAAGTACTGGCCGTCGTAGCACAGGGTCGTGAAGCCGGCCTGCAGCAGCGTGAACACCAGCTCGTCGGGGTGCGTCTTGGCTTCCTGGCCCAGCATCTGGAACATCGGCCGGTACACGCCCAGCTTGTCGTCCTCGATGTGGTTGCGGCCCACGCCCACCGTCAGCTCGAAGTCCTTGTTCTTGATGGTGAAGTCGCTGGTCGACAGGCTCTGCACCACGCGGTCGCCCAGCCACTCGCGGAAGCGGGGCATCGTGCCCAGCCAGGCGTAGTGCTCTTCGGAGCCGGTGCTCGGCACGGTGGTGGCCACCATGTCGTACATGCTCTCGGCCTGGTTCCAGGCGTCCTGGTAGATGACCTGGAAGCCGCGGGACATGTCCAGGATGTTCTGGCGGTTGATCAGCATGGGCTGGGTCTCCGGTGCGTAGTGCGGTGGGGGTGCGGCGGGTGGCGGCGGGTCAGAACTCGACCCAGACGCCGTTGGCGTCCACGTCGCGCACGGTGCCGGCGGCGCTGCGGGTGTTGGTGCCGTTGGTCTTGGCCACCGTCTGGTCGTCGACGATGTAGCAGGTGCTGCCGATGTCAGCCAGGCCGATCAGGTCACCGGCCGAGCTGTTGGCGAACTGGTGGACGCCGCGCGCCACCTCGATGCGCAGCGCGCCGTCGCTGCCCGCGCTGTTGTCCACCTGCTCCTTGGCCACGCCCGCGGCCTTGAGGGTGGTCGACGTGGCGCCCTTCGTGGCGTAGCCCGAGGAGTTCACCGCCACGATGGCGCCGGCGTAGATCTTGGTGGACGCCGCCACCGGAAGGTTCAGGTTGCGGCCGTCGCGCTTGGGCGTCGGGCGATCGGCGGTGAGTGCAGCCATGTGCGTGCTCCTGGTTCAGGTGGTGGGGTCGGTGCCGCGGCGTCAGGCCGCCTGCAGCTGCTTGAGGAAGTCGGCCGGCGCGATGCCCAGCTGTGCGGCGATGGCGGTCTGGTCGGCCGTCAGCGCGGCGACCGCGCCACCCTTGTTCTCGGCGCCCGCGGCCGCAGCCTTGGCCGCGGCGCTCTGGCCGGCCAGCCCGGGGATCACCGGCGCCGCAGCCAGGATGGCCGTCAGCATCGCCATGTCCTTGGTGCCCAGCTGCACGTACTGGTCGCGCTGGGCCGGTGCCAGCTTGCCGGCGGTGATGGCCTCGTCGACCGCGGCCTGCACCTTGTCGGCGTCGAGCTTGGCGGTGAGTGCGGCCACCTGGCTCTGCAGGCTGGCCACCAGCGCCACGGTCTCGGTGGCGGGGGTCTTCAGCGTGGCGATGGCCGTCAGCGCCGCGGCTTCGTCGGCACCGGCGGCCAGGCCGAGCGCGGTGCTCAGCGCGTCGGGCAGCGTGGCCTTGGGCTTGAAGGCCTTCAGCGCGTCGATGGCGGCCTGCTCGGTGTCGAGCGCGCTCACGCCCAGGAAGGTGGCCAGTGCGGTCAGCAGCAGCTTCATCGGTTGCTCCTCGGTGTCGGGGTCGTTGAGAGTCGAAAGCGCGGCCGCCGCGTCCATGCCCAGCAGCGCGGGGTGGTTGGTCAGTGCGGCCAGGTGCACGCCGGTCACCTCGCCGCTCTCGCGGTCCCAGGTGATGACGGGGCTGATGTAGCGGTACTCGCCGGCCTTGATGGCCGCGGCGGCCTTGTCGGTCCACTCGACATCGGCTTCGAGCCCCTTGCCGCTCAGCCACTCGGCGCGCCTGATCCAGCCGGCCGCGGGTGCGGGCTGGCCGTTGCGTTCCTTGTGCAGCGTCTGGTGCTCGTAGTCGATGACGATGGGCGTGGCGCCGATCACCGCGTTCATCGCGGTCACCAGTGCCTGGCCGCGTTCGTCGCTGACCTTCCACTTCAGCCCGTTGCCGGGCCGCCCATCCCGCGCCGCGAACTCACCCGCCGGCAGCAGCTGCGCCCGGCCGTTGGCCAGCAGGGGCAGTGACGCGGCGAGCAGTGCGGTGGCGATGCGCATGGGTCGCCACTGTGGGCGCCACGCGCGAGCGGATCGGTTTGAAGAACTTCAGCAGCGCGTGCGCTGCAAAGGCGGCAATCAGTCGAACGCGCCGAGCATCGCGCGCTGCACCAGGTCGAGGATGCCGGCCTCGTCCTCAGCCCCGAGCTTGCCTGTCTTCGGGTCGGCCGTGAAGATCCCCCGGCGCGGCATGATCGCCGTGCCCCACTCGTGCAGCTCGCCCACTTCCCAGAAGGGCTGGCTCTTGCCGGGCACGCGGCGGCTGGTGCCCAGCTCCACCCAGGTGTCGCCTGGGTTGTGGCCGATGCTCTCGAAGAGCTGCCCTGTGCGCTTGAGCAGCGAGCCAGGTATGCCCTGCGGGTACTTGATGGCGTACCAGTAGTCCACGGTCGCCGGCGCCAGCTGCGGCCAGGGCACGCCGGCGGGGTCGGTCTTGGTGTCGAAGCGCAGCCGCGCGTTGCTCTCCAGCACGGCGCCGATGTCGTCCATCAGCTGCGCCGGGTGCGCCAACTCGTCGATGGCGCGGTCGATCAGGGCCAGCAGCTCGCTGGCGTCGATGGTGATGCGCGGCGTG